GTACTAATTAGTATCCCTTATCATATGTATATACTACCCCGGCGCAGGAGTACCTCCTATTATACACCTGAAATAGCATCTTGTCAAGTAAAAAATGCACGTAATGTTATTTTTTTTTAAAAGCATCCACCCTCCCCCCTTCCATTACTAGGACATATTTTTTAAATAGCACCAATACCCACCATTTTCCATTACTAGAAGGGGACATATTTTTTATTTTTTTTTTAATTTTGTTTTCTTTTATAATCAATGACTTACTTGAAATTGTACTTTTTTAGTGTATTTTTTACTTGACAAAGTGCTAAATTGTTGTTATAATGTATAATTAAGGTAAAAATAGTAGTCTTGGAATCATATCTCCTCAAACGAAAGCACAAATAAGAGAGAAAGGATTGATCGACACTATTTAAGCCAAAAAAGCGGACAGAGAGAGAAACTCATGTTTAAAGCAAGATTAGTTTTATTTTTATTTATCTCTTGTATTGTTGTGTTTTTCAGCAGTGTTACTAGTTCCGCTGAAGCGTGGAAGAAAGACGACACCATAACCTCCAACATTGTGTGTTTAAGTGAAGAGACTATTCTTGAAGTAGCAAGACAAGACACAATAAGCTTTGAAAATGCTTCTTCTTTTGTACAGGCTTTACTACAACAAGGTAGGTGCGTATCTTTTATGCGTCCTACACAGTTTCAGGTTGACAAGATTCTTCTTTCGTACAAAGATCACTTAAAAAGAGAAACTTTTATATTACGAATCAACTACATCTTCAGCGACAACAATCCATTTGGGTTTACAATTGCTTTACAAAGACCAAGCGTATGAATGAAAGAACTAGATTGTTTATTAGAAATGGTTGTACGTATGACATCTAAAGCGTGTAAAAATCCTTACTGTCACTGCGAAGGGTGCAAAGGATGCACTTGCAAGTATATGTGTACCAATGAAACCTGTAACTGCAATAAATCATCAGAAGACCTTAATTCATCAAATGACGGTTAACGACAGCATACATCCGTCTTGGCTTAATCCTGAACACGACGACGGCTTTGAAGATAGAAAATTTAGACAGTGTACTAATTGTGATCACACTATTTTTCTTGAAGATGTAGAAAACAATCTTTGTTCAATGTGTGGACACGAAATAATTTCAGATATATGGAGATAATATGTCCGGTAAAGCAATAGCTGGTACTCCGTTTCGTACCGATCCAAAACGTAAGCTGACAGAGAAGCAAGCTGCTTTTCTGGATGCTTTGTTTGATAATGGTGGAAAAATAAGCGAAGCTATGCGTACAGCAGGATATAACACATCCAGATCAAAGCTTATGCAGTCGATGAGAGAAGAGATTGCAGCGCGTACAAAGGACTATTTGGCTGTAAATGGCGTCAAAGCAGCAACAAGAATCGTAGAAGGTTTAGACGCTGATGGAACTACGCCGCTGAACCAGATGGACATGCGTATGAAGGCTGCTGAGTCTATTCTGGACCGTATTGGTGTGTCAAAGAAACAAACACAAGAAGTTACAGGACAGGTTGTACATGGTGTTGTGTTGCTTCCTGCTAAAAATGAACTTAAAGATGTTACCTTAGAGGGGGAGACAATACAATGACTGATAATAAAGCTGGTAGTATGATTGAACAAGCAAAACAACAAGTTTCTGTTGATGATCTTCAATGGTATGCAGATTATGTAAGAAGAATGAAGACTGGAGGAGATGCAGCTAGATTTTCTAAGAAGGAGATTGCAAGGGCTGCTGAAATAAAACGTAGAATGGCAGCGGCTGCTGGAGATGAAACTGGAGGAAGAACTATTTCTGGCGAAGATGTTGTTTCTCCTAGATATAGAAAAGCAGAAAAAAATAGAGGTTTTCAAGGAATGAAAAGCGGCGGTAAGGTCTACACAAGCCACAACAAACGCTACGCACACGGTGGTAAAGTATCAGGAAGAAAAGCTAAGTACAATGGGTAATATGACTAAGAAAGAAAAAGAGTTAGCTTCTAAGTACAATTTTAATTTACATGACTATGTGGACCCTACTTCTACACAAAGAACAGAAATTAAAAAAAAATTAAAAGACCCTAAAGTAAAAGATTTTAAAAATAAGGTTGATACAATTGTAGGAAAACTTTACTCTAATTCTGTGAATAACAAATATCCAAGAAAAGCAAAATATCCAAAATAATTATGGCAGTAGAACGAGAAGATATAACTGTAAAACCAAGACCTTTGAAAAAGGGTGAGTTTCGTAAAAATAAGGACGGAACAAAGTCTACTCAATTACTTTCTAGTTTTAACATAGAAGGAAAAGAAGTAAATATTCCTCTTATTTGGCACACTTCTGAAGGTATAAAACAAGTTTCAGACGATACAGCAGTCAAGTACGCAAAAGACTTTGAAGAGCGCACAGGCAAAAAATTTCGTAGATATAAGAGTGTAGAAGCTGCTAGAGAAGCTGCGAAAAATGCTAGTGCAAAAGGAGGAGCATTTTCTCAAGACCCGTATAAAAAGGATGGTGGTAAAGTGTACTCAAACAAAACTCGTCGCGCTAAATACAAATAGTACTGATTATGGCTCAAAGAGGAAGACCTAAACTAAAACCCGGTGAAAAGGGTAAGTATCAACAATCAAGCGTTCAAAAGAAGCGAGTTGAAGCAAGGCGTAAATTAAGAAAACAAAAAGAAAACGTAGAACGCGCACAAAAAAGTCTTGAAAAACTCACTGTAAAGAAAGAAAGTATCAAGACTGCTGACAAAGTATCAAAGCAAGGTGGAGTCATAGACGATGATCTCATTAACAATTTACCCGCTTCTGTACGACAGAACCTTGAGGACGACACAGAACTCGTATTCAGACCCAATGAAGGTCCACAAACAGACTTTCTTGCGGCACCGGAAAAAGAAGTTCTTTACGGGGGTGCTGCGGGCGGTGGTAAATCATACGCGATGCTTGTTGATCTCCTGCGCTATGCGAATAATCCTAATCACAAAGCCCTTTTACTAAGAAGAACACTTGCAGAACTTACGGAACTAATCGAACAATCAAGAAAACTTTATCCTAAAGCGTTTAACGGAGCAGTATTCAGAGAATCAAAGTCTACGTGGATATTTCCAAGCGGTGCAACAGCAATGTTCAGCTACGTAGACAAAGATCACGACGTAACACGATATCAAGGACAAGCTTTCACTTGGATTGGTGTTGACGAGCTAGGACATTATCCTACACCGTATGTGTGGACATATTTACGAAGTCGCTTACGAACTACGGACCCAAGCATAGAAACTTATATGCGAGCGTCAGCTAACCCCGGTGGTCAAGGCGGATGGTGGATTAAAAAGATGTTTATTGATCCTGTACCGCCAAATACACCGTTTTGGGCAGTTGATCCAGAAACAGGAAGAACTTTAACAAATCCAAGAACACAACAACCCTTGTTTCAAAGAAAGTTTATTCCTGCAAGACTAACAGATAATCCTTATCTAGCGGAGTCAGGCGAATATGAATCAATGCTTCTCAGTCTTCCTGAAGTTGAAAGACGTAGGTTACTTGAAGGAGATTGGGATGTTGCAGAAGGGGCAGCATTTTATGAGTTCGATAGATCAGTACATGTTGTTGAACCATTTGAAGTTCCCTTTAGCTGGCCCCGTATACGAGCAATGGATTACGGCTACAGTAGCCCTAGTTGTGTCTTATGGGGTGCGGTAGATTGGGACGGGACAATCTGGGTATATAGAGAATTGTACGAAAAAGGACATACAGGAGAAAGCCTAGCAAGTCTTATTCTTGCTTTAGAGCATGATGATCCTCCTATGACGCAAAATGTTCTTGACGGGTCTTGTTGGTCAAAGCACGGCACAGGACCAAGTATAGCTGAAACAATGATCCGTAATGGTGCTAGATTTATACCAGCGGACAGAAATCGCATGGCCGGGAAAATCGAACTTCACAGAAGACTTGATGAAGACAAGCCACTAAGCTCTAAAGGTGGACACGGTTTGCGTATCTTTAGCACTTGTACAAACCTTATACGCACTCTTCCTACTCTGCCTTTGTCTCGCACTAATTCAGAGGACGTAGACACTAAAGCAGAGGATCATGCGTATGA